TTAGCGTAATATTCTTGATCTTTCATGAATTGTTCTTCTCTCATTATCTTTCCCCATGCGAGGTTGTATCTGATTAACTCTACTTCTATCTGTTCAAATGCTTCGTTCTCGGAAATCTCAAGATTATATGCTTTGGTTTCTATCTCTTGAACTTTAGTATCGTGTCTTCGTGCTTCGACTCCTAGTTGTATTAGTTTGTCCATGTTTCCTTCTTTCTTAGTCTACTATACTACAGATAAATGCTACTGTCAAGTAGCAGTTTTAAGATCAATTAACAAACAAATGCTTCACATCTTTCTCGTAAAATCTAGTTAAATCACCAATATAGGTTGGTTTAATCTTTCCTGACTTAATCCATCGAAAAATAGTCGTTCTATGACGCTTAGTTCTTAATACAATCTCTTCTACTGTTAGATAATTACCTGCTTTTAGTTTCATAGCTCTATTGAATTGATATACTGAATGATTGATTGACCTTTTTCTGCCTCTCGCATAAAGTCCAATAATCTATCAGACCATCCAGTTAAATGAAATACTTTAGGACTGGAAATGTCCTTAGTTCCATATCCTTGAATATCTACAGCATATATAAAAGGATCTGTTTGTGTTTTTTGTTTATATTCTGTGTAAATAGTTTGTACTCCACCATATCCTTCTGACCAACTCTCATTATCGGAAATAATAATGAATCGGTCATATTTTATCTGCTTGGTAAAGGCATACTGAAATACAAGAGATGTTTGAGTTCCACAACCCATTGCTGACTGTACGATTCTATCTGCTATATCTACAACTGGCGCACGACTGGTTGAGGTAAATTCCTTCACTCCTGTGTCATATAAAATAACATCAGAGTTCATATTCGATTTTAAGAGTGTCGCAGCGAATATAGATGCTTTTTCAATAGCATCACCACCCATAGATCCTGATGAATCTACTGCTATAAGAGTTCTACCTTCAAATTTAGGTGCGTTTTGGACTGCAATATCCATTCCTATAGAAATAGCATCTGAGTATTTACGATTTCCTTTAACATTCTTGTATGCTGTGTAAAATCTAAAAGGTAGTTGTTTGGACTTTTTGACTAATTCTTCATTCGTCAATCGTTCAATAACTCTTCCTTCTTCTACTCCATATTTGATAAAGTTGTTTAAATTACGAAGCAAAGCCATATACCCCATCTTGTTTTCATTTATAAGAGCTTCCCATGCTTCCTTAGAAGGATTTTTTGAAATCTCTACTTCCCATGTATCAAATGAGGTGAGTTTACCACTCATCAAATCTTTCCATGCCATTTTCTGTTCTTCGCTTGCAAACTTTGGATTAGGATGGACTATGTTAAATACATCAATGAGTGACCATGATTTCCCTTCCCCACGGTATTTAGCTAATTGATATCTATTAAACTTTAGTAGAGCATGACGAATACCACGTTTTACTTGTTTTGGAATCTTTTTATCTATGTAGGCACAAATTTCAATAAGATCATCTACACGGATAGCGGTTTTCTCAATCGTCCGTTTAATCAAATCATCGCCTCTATGAATCCTTGCCAATTCTCCTACAAGTAAATGAGTAATACTTCTCATATTAAACTCTGTACGTGCCATTACAGCGAGTTTTGCAACAAACTCTGGCTTGTTTGCTTTTATTAGGTTTTGTATTCGTGTGATCCTATCTCCTGCTGATTCATAATACTTATCGTTTAAGAATGTCGTGAGTACGGCATGTATTAATTCCATTTCTTTTCCCATTAAAAAAGCCTCGCCACCTGCGAGGTTATCTGTTTTATTTGAAGTTCTGACACTAAATCGTGACATATGCCTTCTTTCTTGAGGATAATTCAATACCTCAAACGTGGGGAAAATCAAAACAGTAACGTGCCTTTCGGCTCATTATCAAAAAATGAAGTAACTGTTTAATTACCACCACATTTCAATTATCGAATGGTCACCACATATAGTGGGAAAAATAGAAAGGAAATTTTCGTGCTCTACCAGCTGAGCTACTCTCCGAATTTGTCGGAGAGGTAGGACTCGAACCTACGACCACGTCATTGACAGTGAAGTAACCCTTCAATTACCTCCCTATATCTAGTGACTAATTATTAATGAACTGCTACTATGATAACGCATATAAATGCTATTGTCAAGTACTACGTCAACCCTTCTTCAATATCTCTTTAACACCTATGTTCTTTTGCATGATCTACTCTTTTAAAAGACTTACCACACTTTCTACAGACATATCGGGTAGCGGTTATAGAAAATCTAGTGGTTAAGTTCATGATCCTTTCTTACTAGCGTGTTTTATTCGGATGCGACTACCCCGTTTTTACTGAACCCTTACAAAAGAGCATGGCTCTCCTGCATGGTTTAATCCACAATTGGGACAATTTCCTGAGTTCATTTCACATCACTTCCTTTCTTACTAGCCTTTAATAGTAATTTACTTCCAGCTTTTTAATTCTTCTTGCATTTGTTTTATAGTCTTTTTCTTTTTACTGGTATCCCATGTGTGTTTTTCACACACAAATGATCCTTCATATCTCACAGGATCACCACAGAGTATTGGTTTATTATTCTTAAAACTTAATACATGATTACATGTTCTCATATAGTTTCTCCTTTAATTGTTTAATTCTTTCTATAGCATTCAGTCTATCCTTTTCAGTCCATGCTTCTTCTTTTTGAGAAGTAGTTAATTGATGTGATTCTTTTCTAAATCTTTTTAGTCTGTAAAAATCTACTATATATGGCATTGAAATAGAAAAGCTATCAAACATAATAATACCTCGTTCTCCCTTTGCAACAGCCTCTTGAATAACCCAAGCCTGTTTTTTACTCAATCTATATTCTTCTTTTGAGTTAGTTCTAACCAACCACTCTTCTTCAAACAATTCCTCTTGCATCGATTCCTCGTTTTGATTCATGTGTACTCGCTTCTTTCCTGAGTGTTAAAGAATCTCTTTTCACCCAGTTACGAAGCGTTGCTACGTAATCTTTATATTTTTTTCCTGTACTAGCGGTGTAGTTTTTAATATCGTCCATCTTGCTTCTAACAAAAGCCTCTGGAACTTGATAGTCTTTGCATATAGATAAAATATCTTCCTCCTTAACATCCTCTATCTTATTATTGATTACTGATAATTGATTATGATTAAGGGTAGTATGTATACTAGTATCGATACTAGTATCAAATGGGTATGTATCACCTATAAGTTCAGATGGTACTAACGCCAATTCTCTCTCTTTTGCTATAAGGTTCTTTTCTCCTAAAAAGGAATTGTACTTTTCAACCTTCGGAATTTTTACCCAACCATTATAAAAAATAAATCGTTGGTCTTTTTGAAGCCTTTGTTTAATAGGCTGTAGTTCTTTTATTGTTATATCCAAATCCATGCAAATATATTTATCAGGAATTTCATATATTCCGCATATATTTACTCGTTCGTTTGTTAATAGATATATAAAGACAAGTTTTTCAGTCTTTGAAAGTGTTGATATATATTGGTCTTGCCAAAATCTAGTGTGTATTATCCTCGTTTTCATATGTCTCTCTTTCTCTCTTATTTGGAATTATAACGTAGCCTCTCCCTCTACAGGCATGACAAACGATCTCTCCATACTTGAGTGTACCAAATCCGTTGCATACAGGGCATTTTTCGGAATGTACTTCGGGAATAACCTCCTTAATTTCTATCTGTCTGTCTGTCATATATTTATTAAACTCCTTTATTTTCTAAAAGTCAATACCGTCAAGATATACTCACAACTGAGACTATTTCTCTATATTTATACCAAATAAGAATAAATTAAATCCCCATCCCTTTGTTTTTGTACAACCACATTCACATGGATAGTAATAAAATGGTCCAAATATCGAACTTTTTGTTTGTCTATATAATTTTATATTTATAGGATAAAATCGTATTTTCATATTCTCTCTCCTTATTCTTTGTTAGTAGGGTTACTATTTATTTCTTCTTCTGTTTTAGCCCATTCTGATAAATAAAATAACATGTCTGATATAGTTTTCGTTTTCTCATAAACCTTACGTGCTTCTAATTCAAAAGTACTTTCTTTATGGTTAATAACTTCACCTTCATCAATTTCAATCATCAATCGTTTTCCAAATCCATATCTTGCTGGTGAATAATCTTCTGTTATTTTCATATTCTATTTAATCAAATATCCTTGTAATTTACCCTCACTGTCATATTGAGGGATATATTTTTTCTTTTTCATTTCAATTCTCATCTTCGCTTCTTTTGCTTTTCGTCCTCTTTTTGTTGATTCATCCGCAGGAAATAGACCTTGAGCCTGTAGAAGTTGTCTTTGCCGTCTGACACTTTCGAAACTAAACGCTCGTCTAATTGCAGCCTTTTGATAATAACTAAGATTTAATCCCTGTTCTTCTAAACAGCAAATATGAAGTTCTACGTCCGAGTTACGAGCCTCTGGATGGTTCGCTAATACTCTCGTGACTAATTGTTTAACGAGTTGCTTTTTTGTCATGTTTTATAAGGAAATACCTCTTACAACAAGGACATGCTTTTGGGGATTCTACACGTGGTATCCAAGAATAGGAGCAGTACTTACAGGTAAACTTATTCATATATATTATGATAATCATTGACATTGTATTTGTCAAGAAGTAGAATACAATTATGTGGAATTGGATAAAACTAAACATATTTAATCTCTGTCCTATTTGTAATACAAAACTCTTTCACTGGAGATATGATAGATGGGATTGCTTAAAGTGTGGAGAGAAATATTATACGAGTTGACCTAGGGTGTATACTATAGACATGGTAAAACGGATCTGTCCCGTTTGTAAAACTGAGTTTGAGCCTAAACACGTTAATGCTTGGTATCTTAAACAGCAAGAATATTGTTCGACACCTTGTCGTCTCAGAGTACAGAAAAAAAGAATGAGGGTATTTTTTGTATCATATGAAAGTAAACGAATATCTAGTTAGAATAAGCGCATCAAAAGCACCATTTACAAATGAGTTAAACATGGGACAAGAAGTAATATTCGGTGGTAAAGGAACAGTAACAAAAATAGAAGATACAGATAACAATGACGGGACTATAAATAGAACATTCGTAATAAAAATAGAATTTGCAGAGGATTATACGGTGAAAGTATGACAGAAGATCGCAAGAAAGAAATCAAGGCTTGTTTAATACGACAGGCTACAGAATTTCCAGTTAGATCAACACTATGTGATTTTTGTGGCGTATCAATAAGACAATTTCAATATTGGATGGATGAAAAGTCAGAATATTATGATGAAGAATTTTGCACAGGGTTCAATACAGCAGAAGCGCAAGGTGTTATGAAGATTGGTAGGAGAGCAAGCCCTGAGTTTATATTAGCAACATCTAAGCCAGAAACATTTGGTAAACGTAACGAATCGAATGTGAATATAGAATTTAAAGTAACACGAGACGATGCAAGTACCAGTCAACATGTTCGCTCCGACGAGCCCACACCAGAAACAACGGGAAGTGCTGGATGATCCATCACGTTTCAAGATTCTTCGTGCAGGGCGTAAGTTTAGAAAAACCAGTTTGGGTATTAGCTGGTTATTTGAGAATGCAATACTCTCTCCTCAAACAGTACACCCTTATATAGCACCAAATAGAATACAAGCAAAGAACATAGCATGGGACGACCATGTTGCTAGAGTACTTACTGAGTTAAGAATTAAGAAAGTCCCTCATCAGGTAAACGAGACTGAATTAAGCGTTACATTCCCTCATGGCGGCAAGATTCAATTATTAGGAGTTGAGAATAAAGAAGCACTCCGAGGAATTAGTAACTGGGGATCAATATTTTGTGATGAGTATGATGACTGGCAGGATGATATATGGCCTACAATTATCCGTCCTAATCTCATGGTGCATAAAGCACCAGCAATTATCTCAGGAACTCCTAAAGGTTTCAGGAACATGTATCGATTATCACAAAAGCCTGAGTTTAAAGAGTTTCACTTCACTTCAATGGATAACCCTGATCTTGATTTAGAAGAATTAAACTCGATGATAGAAGAATATAAGGGTGAGGGAGAAGATTACTACCGACAAGAGATATTAGCTGAATATGTCAAACCTGTAGGAGTTGTTTACAAAGAATGGGCGATGAATAACTTTAAGGATATTGAGTATGATGTCTCACTTCCTCTATACGTTACATTTGACTGGGGTGTTAATGATCCAACTGTAGTTATTTGGCTTCAGATGAACGGATCAGAACTTAGGGTGATTGATTACTATGAGGCGAAAGATGCCAATATAGAACACTTCGTATCAGTTATAAACGCTAAACCGTACAAGAAGCCCGATATGTTTTGTGGTGATCCTGCTGGTAAAGCGAGAACGTTAACCACTGGTACATCACCTATTGAAATGCTTTCACAAAAGGGAATTTATGTGAAGACAACCGATGGGGTAACGATAGAAGAACAAGTAAGAATAAGTCATACATTCATTCCATCTCTTTTTATCTCAACTAAAGCAGATAGATTTAGAGAGTGTATTTTAAATTACAGATATCCTACTATGGGAGTTGAGAAGCGAAGTAAACTAAACTTTGAAAATGAAGTTCCTATCCATGATGAGTTCTCACACGCTATGAGAGCATTCGAGTACTTCTGCGTCAATATACGAGGTGTAGTGGCACGTCCTGTATACAAACAACCTTCTCGTGGTCCTCTCATCTATGGTAGACGTTGATAAGATGTGATATATAAGAAAGAGAAACTACACGGCATACTCAAGAAGTTATGCCAAATAAAAAACCAAAAGCCGTTAGAGCTTTAGAGAATACAGAACTTGCTCGTGATATCGTTAATAAATTTACTACAACGATAGCTTGGAGAACTCCCTATAAAAATAAATGGGATAGGTTCTATAAAATGTATCGTGGAGTTCTTGATGAAAAGAACTATCCTTGGCAGTCTAATATTTGGGTTCCGCTCTCATTTTCTACAATTGAAACAGTTGTTCCCCGATTAGTAAGTAATCGTCCTCAGATTGATATATTACCTCGTGAACCAAATGATGAAAAATATGCTCAGATAATGGGAAAGATCATAGATTATCAATGGGACATGATGAATATGAATGTCCTTTTGCCTGAAGTGGTGAAAGAAATGTGTATATATGGGACGGTTATTTTAAAGAATTACTGGTATAAAGAAGAATCGAATGTCATTGATAAACAGATGGTTGATGAGACAATGCCTGAGTTAGGTCAGGTAGAAGTAGAAGAGAATAAGACAATCTACAATGGCCCTAAGGTTGAGATAGTTGATCTGTATGACTTCTTCATTGATCCAAAAGCAACGACTATTGATAATGCAGAGTGGGTTATCCATCGTTCAATGCGAACTTTAGATTATCTCCATGAAATGATGGAAGATGGAAAGTATAAGAATATTAAACTCTTAGAAGATGAAGGTACGTTTATTGTCAGTGATGATGAAAAACAACAAAGAAGAAGTACCATAGGAATTTCAATGCCAGTTGAACAAAAGAATGACAAGTTAATCGAAATACTTGAATACTGGACGGACGAAAGAGTTATAACAGTAGCTAATCGAAAGATCATCATTCGAGATCAGGAAAACCCATTTAGACACGGAAAGAAACCATTTATAGCGTGTGTTGACCAAAAGATTCCACATGAATTCTATGGAATGGGAGAACTTGAGCCAATTGAGACCCTACAATACGAGTTAAATGACCGAAGAAATCAGAGAATGGATAATGTAACTCTTATTCTTAACCGGATGTGGATAGTACAGAATGGAAAGGGAGTAGATGAGGATGAATTGGTCAGTGATGCTGGTGGAGTTGTACATACTGATGATCCTAATGCAATTTCACAGTTAGTCCTTCCAGATGTAACATCATCAAGCTATCAAGAAGAAACAATTATTAAGGCTGATATTCAACAGACTTCAGGAGTTACAGATTTTACCCGTGGAATGTCATCAGATGCTCTGGCAAATGACACAGCTACAGGTATATCACTCTTACAGGAAGCATCAAACGCTCGGTTTAGATTAAAGATTCAAAATATTGAAGACATGATGCTCAAGAGATTAGGAGAGAATTTAGTATCAATGAACAATCAATTCTTATCAGATGAAACGACTATTCGTATCGTTGGAGATGAGGGAAGAGAATTTCAATTAGTAAAACCTGAAGATATTAAAGGTAACTTTGATGTTTCAGTACAAGCAGGATCAACAATCCCAGGCAATGAAACAATCATGAAGAAACAAGTCATGGAGATGTTTAAGTTATTCGCTGGAGATCCTGAAGTTGATCAACGAGAACTTAAAAAGATGGTGCTTAAAGTCGTCAATCCTAATGTTAACTTTGAGAAACTATTTGTTAAGAAAGAAGCATTAAACCCACCGCAACCAACTGAGATGGATATGGCACAAGCACAGCAACCTATTCCAACTCCGCAAGGTGAAGTCATGAGTGCAAATGCTCCAGTACAGGCATAAAAATTGACTATATTTTAAAATATGATAGATAGTAAACAAGAAGCCATCGAAGCAAAAATGCGTCTATTGAACGCCAGTAAGATGATAGAACGTCTTACACTAAACGAAGGCTTTGTCTATCTCCTTGAGAGATTAGATGAAAAAATAAAAACTTCTAAACAAGACCTCGAGTCTTCAAAGAACTGGGATGACTTCGTAGATAAACGAGGTTATAACAGAGGATTAAACGCTTTAGTTTCCGAGATTGATTTAATCATTTCACGGGGTAAAGGACTAGAGCGATCATTAAAAATTTAATAGTTGTGAGCTTTTTGTTAACTAGGACATTTATAACCGTGTAGTTTCGCCGTTTATTTTATCCTAGTTAGCACAAAGCTCATGACGAAAGGAAAATATGGATGCAATAACCAAAGAACCCATTGCCTCCGTTGACGCTCAAATCGCTCAACTGGAACAAGCAACAAACAAAGAATTGGCTGCTGAAGTAACACCTGAAGCTCCAAAAGCTGAAGAAGTTAAGTCTGAAGCCCCTGAGGAAGGACAAGCGTTTAAAGACTTACAGGAAAAGAAAGGATTTAAGTCTGCGGAAGATTTGGCACGTGCGTATAAAGCGCTCGAATCACGATCTACAAAGGCTGAACAATCGAATCGTGCTCTGGAAGATCAATTAAGTTCTGTACAGAAGATTAGAGAGGCAGGAGAGCTTACATCCGATCAGGATCAAGCACTCAAAGTTCTCGAATCAACTATAGAGAAAGTATTATCTAAAAGATTACGACCGATTGAAGATTCTATCGGAGTACAAAAGGTTGATCGTATGATCTCTGACTTTCAATCACAACGTCCTGATTTTAAAGGGGCAATTGTGGATGAAGTATTAGATTATATGGTTGATCATAAAGGCGTAAGCATGGAGGATGCGTATAAAATTAAAGCATTCGACACTGTGAGCGTTTCAGCTAAAAAGAGTGAAGCTGTAAAGGCTCGGGAAACCGAAGTCTCCAAAGCATTCGTCGAATCTGCCAATACTGCGAAGTCAGGCAAGGAGATTGACTATTCTAAGCTCTCACTTGAGGAATTAGAAGAAATAATCCCTGCTGCTGGACAATATATTGATAGTAAAGGCAAGATGCGTCATGGCTAAATATAAAAAACATTGAAAGGAAAATACTATGGCACTTACAACCACAGGTACTCTTTCCTCAGTTGTCAAAGCTTATTACGACAAGCGCTTTCTTATGAGAGCAACTGCCGAATTTGTCTATAAACAGCTCGGAAAAGTCGGTACAACGCCTCATAATGAGGGAAAAACAGTAGTTTGGAATCGGTATACGAATCCAACAGCGAAGACTTCAGCGCTTACTGAAGGAACAGATCCAACACCATCAGGTCTTTCTGCAACCTTGGTCTCTGCTACCATTTCACAATATGGTAACTTTGAACAGGTTACAGATATCCTGAGTCTGACATCGATTGATAACTCAATCGCATCAGCAGTTGATCTCTTAGCATATGAAGCAGCTTTGTCTATCGACACTGTGATCCGAAATATCGCAGTCGCTGGAACAGCTGTTAATTATGCTTCAGGTGTTGCTAATCGAACCTCTATCGCTGCAACCAACGTTGCAACAATCGCAGATGTTCGTAAAGCAGTTCGCTATCTGAAAGGTCAGAATGCAAAACCACAGTCAGGTGGAACCTATATGGCAGTCATTCATCCAGATGTGGAGTATGATTTGCAGGGTGACTCTAACTGGGTAACAGCTGTGTCTTATACCACGATGGGTGTAGACAGAATCTATAATGGTGAAGTAGGTAAATTGTATGGCGTTCGTTTCTTGAACACCACACAAGCTCCTATCCTTACGAACTCAGGTTCGGCAGGTGTGGAAGTCTATCAATCCATGTTCTTTGGACAGGAAGCATTCGGTGTGTCCGAGCTTCAAGGTCTTTCTACATTCGTAGATAGTCCGAGTCCGAGAAGTGCGCTACGCTTATATTCGGATGTCGGTTGGAAAGCAGGCTTTACAGCCAAGATTCTCAACGACAACTTTATGGTAAGGCTCGAAAGTGCTGCCTCACTATAACGCTCTAAACTAACTCTTTAGAAACATTAAAGCTCTCAGAAATGGGAGCTTTTTTGTTGCATATTTTCATCAATATGCTATAATATGTCATATGACATACGAACCAAAGATCTGTCCAGAATGTAACAAAACATTTAATAAAGGAGTAGATGAAGCAATAGCAAGATGGAATAAAAGAATATACTGTTCTAGGAAGTGCAATGATGATCACAAGAGGACAGCCGAAAAAACACAGACGTTTAAATACTGCAATCAGTGTGGAGTTTTATTTAATAAAGTATATGAAGAGACATGGCTTAAATGGCAATCGAGAAGATTCTGTTCTAAAAAGTGTGCTGATATAGGTAAGATACGTAAAGCTCCTAGTACTGCATTTAAGAAGGGTCATATTCCAGCTAACTTTAAAGAGAAAGGATTTGGATATAATACAGTTCATAAATGGCTGACTCGTCACTTTCCTAAAAAAGGAATATGTGAAGAATGCCTAAAAGAATCAAAAACACAATACGCTAACATTACAGGTAAATATTTACGAGATCGATCCGATTATCGGGAACTATGCTACTCATGCCATACAAGAATCGATAGAGCTAATCCTAAATACCCATCATATACTCATGCTTGCATATCTGTAGTATAATAAGATTAGATAATTTAATAGGAGGCGAAACTATGACAAATATTCAACCAACAAAAGGAAGACTTCTAGTAGAAAAAATCAATCGCAAAGATACCGCTACAGCCTCAGGAATCTTAATGCCTTCAGGGACACTTCAGGAAGAAAACTTAATGTATGGTAAAGTTGTTAAAGGTAAATCATTCAAAGAGGGCACAACAATCTTCTATTCTCGATACTCTGCCACTAAAGTTGTAGATGATAAAGGTAAAGAATTATTTATTATCTCTGCCGATGATGTAATGGCGAGCGAAGAATATGATCTTACAGAAGTTTGAGAAACTCATACAAGCCTACGTTCCTAAGTTTAGAATCCGTCAAGCTGGATATGGCGACGTAGTTGGTTGTTTCTTAGGTAATGATTATCTACTCAGATTAAATAAAGGTGACATTCCTCTCTATTCATGGCGTGATAAGTTAGGTAAGAGAAAACGAGGACGGATGCAAGCACTTCAGATACTTTATAATCACCGAATACTTACTCAACAACAAGCACAGAAGATAATGTGGGGGTATGAAACTTAGTCTCGTAATGTCTACATACAATAGATGTGACCTCTTTTTACCAGAGGCTATTAAATCTGTTCTCTCTCAGTCTTTCAAAGACTTTGAATTTATTATAGTAGACGATCAATCGACTGATGGTACAAGAGAATACATATCAAAACTTGAAGATACACGAATACGCTATATAGCTATAGATCACTTCGGATCTGATACTAAACCAAAGAATGAAGGAGCTAAGATCGCAACAGGTGAGTATTTGATGTTTGTTGACGATGATGTAAAACTACGTCCTGAGGCACTACAAACCCTTGTAGAGGCTTTAGATTATAGAACTGATGTAGATGTCGTCTATGGTGATATGTGGATGAAGCCAATGGAAAAACCAGGGATTCATTTTGACTTTGATAAACAGCATTTAATTTTAAGAAACTATATAGATACCTCAGTCGCTATGATGAGAAAAGAAGTCTTTGAATATGTTGGAGGATTTGATGAAACACTACCGAAGTTTATAGATTGGAATTTATGGGTACGAATTATGAAAGCAGGTTTTAAATTTAAGAGGATACCTAAATACACACTTGATTACTATATTCATGATAATTCTAAAAGTGATCGTATAAAGACGGAAACATACACACATCCGAAACTTGGTCAATTATTTACTCCCACATTTGATCCCTCAGGGTGTTTGATTAAGAAAGAACGACCCAATGGATTTCCTAAAGTAGCTATCTTTACCATTCATTATGACAGGATTGAATATTCAAAACAAACCTATAAGGAAATGAAAGAGAGCGCAGGATATCCCTTTGATTGGTATTGTGCAGATAACGGATCGAAAGATGGAACGAAAGAATGGCTACAACAATCTAATTGTCATTTAATATCTTATGATAAGAATCAAGGTATAACGAAAGCGTCTAATGATCTTATTGATATGATCTTAGACACTAATAAATACGACATCATAATCAAAGTAGATAATGATATTGAATTTATAACAACAGACTGGTTGAGAGACATCACAGATCTCTGGATGAAAAACCACATGATCTATATCTCCCCATATGTTGAGGGGCTGCGTGATAATCCAGGCGGAGCCCCTCGAGTCGGAACAGGACTCATAGGTAATGAGTATGTAGAAATTACCAAACATATAGGAGGCATATTCGCCTGTATAAGTGCTAAAGCGTATAAGAAATTCAGATGGAATGATTTATTTTTACATGGTAATCAAGATATGGAAGCATCAGAGAATTTCAGACAACAGGGATATATGCCATGTTATTTTCCAAAGCATGTTATTTGTCACCGAGATGGAACACAAGGACAACATGAGAAATATAAAGAATATTTTGAAAGACGGAAGGGAGAGAAGCGTGAAAAACTTATTTAGTCCCAAACATAGACCGTATTATATTTACACACCAGGATGGGATAGAACGAGTGGTGGGAATAAGGTCATGCACTATCTTTGTCATGCGCTCAACTTAATCGGAGAGGAATGTTTTGTTATAACCGATGGAATTAATCCTGATCTTTATGAATATAGAGGACGACATGCAGACGCTATAGATGGAATAGTTATTTATCCTGAGATAGAAAAAAGCAATCCTTTATCAGCTTCTAGGATAGTAAGATATATTTTAAGTGATAGATATAAAGAGGATGAATTAGATCCTCATGGGATGTTGTATTACTTCTCTAAAGGATTAGCAAAGGGGAGTCCAAACGTATTATTCCTCCCAAGCGTAAATCCTAAAATATTTAACTTAAATGGATCGGGAGAGAGATTAAAAGAATATAAATACATAGGTAGAGCCAAAGGAATACAAGAAATTCCAGAAAGTAAAGATGCTATTGAAATAACTATGGAATTTCCTTCTACTCAAGAAGAAATAGCTGAGATGTTCAAACATGCGAGAGTGTTTTATTGTTATACAAACTCTGGACTTATGCAGGAAGCTCTATTATGTGGGTGTCCTGTGGTGTTTATTCAAAGCGAAAAGAATACAAGTAACTTTGCTCTAGAAGAATTAGGAACATATGGAATTACTGATGTTTCAGAAGGAGATTCTTTAGCCTATGCCTACGCTTCAATAGGACAAGCAATTGAAAAGTACAACGAAGCACGAGTTAATTTCTGGAAACAATTAGATGAGTTTGTTTTAATAACACAGGAGGAATTTACATGATCTCTATAGTTACTGCCACCTATAATCATGAAAAGAATCTCCCTAAATTGTTCAACTCTATCTGTGCGCAGAAGTATAAGAACTTTGAGTGGATAGTATGTGATGATGGATCAAAAGATTCAACATGGGAGCTTATAAAAGCATATCAGGATAAAAAGATATTCCCAATGGAAGGAATACAACAAATAAATAGAGGAATGAGACTATCAAGAAACCTTAATAATGGTCTGAGACATGCACAAGGGAATATAATTTTTATCGTTATGGGTGATTCCTATTTAGATAACAATACACTTGAGATATTAGATAGAGAATATATCCCTAAGAGTGCAGGATCAGGAATTAGAATAAACGTAGACGATCAGGGCGTGTATAAATCTATGGATTGGAGAATAGGAGATTTTCCACTAGATACAACTATAGATCTAAAAGGAATTGAGCATAAATTCTCTTATTTGACAGGAAATAGCATGATAGTCGATCCATACGCTCTAAAACAAATAGGATACTGGCCTGAAGAATACGAAGAATACGGAAGAGATGATTGGTGTGTATTTTTAAGACTTCAAAGACTAGGAGTACCCTTATATATGTATAATCAAGTAAGAATAAATCACATCTATCATGGAGAAGGATCACCAGATAGTCCTAAAAATATTAAATTATTTGAAAAGGAGTTAACATCATGAAAATACTTGAATTAAGCGTAGAGAAGTCATATAATGATGTATATGGCAAGACCAAGAGTAAAACCATGGTATACATTCAAATGTGAGTTTTGTGGGTCATCATTTGAAAAGAAACAATCTGATTTATTTAAAGCACAAAGAGAAGGATATAAATTTAGATTCTGTTGTCTAGATCATAGAGCAAAATTTGAAAGCGAACATAAGAAAACTAGAAAAGAAATTTGGACAAAATTTAATAGAAAAAAATCAACACAAATATATAAAAGAAAATGGAGAGAAAATAAATTCTTTTCAGGGAATGCCACATTATTGGAAGATAACATTAAATGTTTTATGTGCGGATCAATTAAAAGCTTAGTAATACATCATAAAGATGGTAACAACGGAAGGCATGGCCGTACCATGAACAACTCAAGTGAAAACTTAGTTGTCTTGTGTAGAAAATGTCACCCAACTGTGCACTCACATGGGTATTGTAAGGAGGTGGTGTCCAATGGCTAAAATATCATTGGATTTTTGACGACCTAGGCCCATGTAATCATCGTTTAGACCTCTTTCAACTTCTTAGAGAGAGATACCCAAAACTAAAAGTAACTATGTTTACTATTCCTTGGGATATTCGATTCTCTCCTCAGACTAAAGGAGCTCAAATTACTGATAAACAGTATGCACCATGGGTTGCCACAGTAAGAAAAGCAATTGAAGATGGTTGGATGGAAGTTATGATTCATGGTTTAACACATGGACCGAGAGAATTTGAGAATTTAACCTATCAAGAGGCGAAAAATAGACTATTAGTAGCGCAGAAGATGTTTATGAATGTGAAAATCCCATATCAGTATTATTTCAAAGCACCTCAATGGCTCATTTCAACTGATGCGAGGAAAGCAATTACTGATATGGGATTCAAAGTAGTCGATGATCATTATTATAACTGGAATATTAAAGATGAGATGCCAGAAGGTGATACACTGATCGCACATGGTCATATATCTGATGGTATGGGCTGCGATAATGGAATCGACGAAAGCTTTATACGCTTATGTAAGATACCTGCTGATGCTAAATGGTCTTTTCTTTCAGAAGTACTATGAAAAATAAATCTATATTGGCCTTTTCAAATGATACGGGATCTGTTCGTTGGCGACTACAGAACGTCGCTAATTATATAAATTCTCGGACAAATAATGAAATGTTTGTCACATCACATAAGAATTGGAGCGAAGAAACGCTTGGAGCTGATATTGTCATAGCTCAATTATGGCGTAATCCTGAGGGTGTGAGGCTCTGTAAAGCCCAAGGAAGCCGTGTAATCTATGAAGCCGATGATATTATCCTTGGAGTCGGTGGAAAGGAACGTAGTAAGTTAATGCAACTCACAAAAGAAGAAGAGGATCAAACAAAAGAAACAATCGCTTTGTGTGATGCAGTTACCGTTACCACTGAAGTTCTCGCAGATCATTATAGACAATTTAACAAGAATGTATATGTTTTACCTAATTATATGGACTTTCTCTGGTGGGGAGAGCCTTGGCAAACAAAAAAGTATGGTGAGACACTTCGTATAGGTTGGATGGGTAGTTATTCACATCATGAGGACTTATTGTGGATAAGTGAAGTCATGGAGAAAATAGTGAAAGAATTTCCTTTTGTTAAGTTTATATATTGTGGACATGGTGGAAATGTATTAGGTCTTAACTATGGTCAGGATATATTTGAGAAAATACCAAGCAATAGAAGAGAATTCTATCCTGGTGTTGACGTAGATTATTGGCCATATAAAGCGAAATCTTTGAATTTAGATATAGGAATAGCTCCATTACTAGATGATGAGTTCAACGCTGGTAAGAGTCCGATTAAATGGATGGAATACGCTGCGTGTGGTGTTCCTTCAGTGTTAAGTGATACCATTGTGTATAACAAAGTGGTAAAACATGGAGTGAACGGACTTTTGGCTAAAAGTAAAGATGAATGGTATCATGCCCTAGAAAATCTTATATTAAGTGATGATCTACGGCATCATATAGCCAAAGAAGCAATGAAAGAAGTATTTACAAAATGGAATCTTGACGATCACTACACTGAATGGATTGATGTATTTAATACTTTATGAACTGTATAGCCTGTGAATTTGAAAAAATTGAGTGGAAAGAATATGCTTGCCCTCGTTGTCAATGTCCTCAAATATTTTCACTTCCAGTATGGTATGGAAGAAAAAACTGGAGATATATTGTATTTTTATTTACTTTATTCAAAAGAAATTATATAGAAATACCCTTATTATTAAAAAGATATAAACAAAGAATATATGAAGATACTTGTTCTAAAGGAACATATATCTGTTTTAGATCAAGAATGGATAGACATTTCAATATATGAGCGAACCAGTAGCAGTACCAATAATTCCTTCAGTTGAGACTTCTAAACCTCAAGTTGAGAAACAGAGTGATTCTCAGATAGTTGATGATGGATTAGATCTTTCCGGATATAGAGGGACGCATGACTCACCATTTGTAGCAGATTATTTAGATATACGAGAATTATATAAAACTAATCCAGAAATAGCAGGACAAGTTGATTCATTAACGAAATATTTAATAGAAAAGACTCCAGATACAAGTATGGTATTTGTAGTGAAACAATTACTTGATGAGATGAGTCAAGAGATGAACCTAAAAGAGAATGACGCTGGATTATATAAGTTAAAAAAGATACATAAACTTATTGATATGAAAACACGATTAAATAATCTCGATCAATTGCGTCAGCAAGTAATAAGTGATATAGAAAAGGTATAAGAGAGACGGCGAAACTGATTCTCTATATATTAATATTTTTATATGATATATAGAATACTTGGAGGTTTCGCATGAACTCAGAACAAGTTTTTATTCAACACCGCTTCACCATCGAACGAGATGGACTCACCCTTCAAGATGCTTTAGTCATGCCTATGGAAGACTACGAGAAACTCACTCCTGAAGACATTGAGGCACAGAAAGAACAACGCTTTGCTAATTGGTCTGAACAGATTAAAAACCCTCCTCCTCAAGTAGAACTTTCAAAAGAAGAACAACTTGCTCAAGTAGAGAATGACCTCAAGAGTATTGAAGAACAGAAAGTACAACTCACTTCTAGGAAGGTAGAATTAGCCTCTGCAATAGCGGTAGAAGTCTTACCAGTTGAGGAAGTGATTGATAAATCTATAAAAGGAGGAAAGTAACGTGATATTATTTACCAATAAATCTTCCATTTATAGGATCATGTTTGCATCCATTAATGCCAAATTTATTTCCCTTAAATCTTCCTTTAGTCATTTTATCTCTCATATTGTCAAGAGTAGTTCCCAAAAACCAATGTTTAGGATTTTGACACAGAGGATTATCACAAGTATGACAAACAAGCATATCTTTGGGAATTTCACCAAAAGTAATAGTCCATCCAAATCGAGAAGCAATCCATGTCTTTCTAATAGCATTTTTCATGGTAACAAACTTTCCATATCCATCACAGGTTTGTCCTTTAATCCAGTTCCAGCACTCATCTTCTCCTCTTTTCTCATAACCAAGATGATATCGTTGTTCAGGAGTATTACGAATCCAATTTGGATCACCGTGAAATCTAAATCTCCACAAGTGCATACTGCACAAACCAAATGTATAACTTTTTTTAATACAACCATCTATTTTACATTTCATATACCATATACTATCACAATTACTAATATAGGTAAAGGAGTAAGTTATGGCTGAAAAATATTGGGTAGGTGGATCTGGAACTTGGGATAATTCAACAACTACTAATTGGTCAAATTCCGATGGTGGAGCTGGTGGTGCTGCTGTTCCTTCTGCAACTGATAATGCAAATTTTACTACAAGTTCAGGAAATGGAACAGTTACGATAGCTGCTACAGCTGCATGTGCAAATTTAGTTGTAAATTGGACAAATGTAAAAACAAATATATTTTCTTTATCGGGTAATTTTTCTCCTGCTGGAAATATAACTATAAATGGAAATAGTACAATTAATCGTATTCTCATACAATCTTCGGTAGTAGGAACACAGAGAACTATAACTAATTTAGGAACTGTAACGTGTGCAAATGTAGATTTTATGGATATTAAATTCAATACGGCAGTAGACTTCTCAGCACAGACTAACATAGGCGATGCAAATGGAAACTCAGGAATAACCTTCCCTGCTTCAGTCACTCAAACCGCTACTGGTACTGTTTCTTTTAACTGGTCAGATGTTTCAAAGTGGACTACTAGAGTTCCATTACCACAAGATGACGTAATAGTAGGAAATTCGTTTAGTGCAAGTCAATTTATTGGTTGTGATATGCCTAGATTAGGAAGAAGCATAGATTTTTCAGGTGCTACTGGTAACGTAGATTTAAGAATGGGGACAATTGCTGTTTCAATATATGGTTCTTTAACATTAGGATCTGGATTAACTGTTTCAGGAGTTAATGCCCTAACACTAGCTGGTAGAGGAAATTACACAATTACATCAGCAGGAAAGACGTTTACACAAGCATTAGTATTATCAGCTCCTAGTGGAACGTATACACTTCAAGACGCTTTAATAACAGCTAGTTCATTTAATCCGAGTTATGGAACATTTAATTCAAATAGTTTTGGCGTAACTTGTACAGGGTTTGCTAGTAATAATGGATCATATAACCGAACTATAATAGCAGGTTCTTCTATATGGACTTTAACAACGGGAGATTGGGACTATCAAAACGGAACAAAAGCATACACTGATGATGGCTCTACGATTAAATTCACTTATGTTGGCGCAAGTACAAGAACATTCGCAGGTGGTAGTTTAACGTATGGAACTTTAGATTTTACCGTCGCAGGTTCTACTGCTCAATTAAACGTAACAGGTTCCAACTCTTTCGCAGCTATTAACTTCTCAGACGCTTCTAACGCTCGTTCACTTAAATTCACTAACGGAACAACAACAACTATTAGAAATGGAAATGGATTTAATGTACGAGGAACAGCGGGAAAGTTAATGACCGTAGCCTCTCTTACTACTCCTACAGGAAGATGGGGAGATGCTATCTCTTTAACAGGTGGAACAGCAGCGTATTCAAGTGTAGACCATGCAGATTTTAAACCAACAGGAAATTTCTCAATAAGTGGATGGATAAAGACGAGTACTGATGCAGATGGGGCTATATTTTCTTCTTACTCACAAAATCCAAATAGAGCAGGAATAAGCATGAGAGTAGATAATGTTTCAAATAGTATTGTTCTTTTATCAGGAGATAACGCAGGTGGTTTTGGATCATATACATCAACTACTAATATTATAGATAATGCATGGCATTTTATAGTAGGAACATGGGATGGAATCACTTTACGAATATATATTGATGGGACACAAGAAGGAACTGGTACAGCTTACGCAGTAGCACCAGCATACGCAGCAACTAATTATGTACGTGTAGGAGCTAGAAATTTAACTGGAACAGATACGTTATTTTATACAGGACTTTTAGATGACATTGCTCTATGGAATGGTAAAGCATTATCAGCATCGGAAATTACATCTCTCTACACAGACGAAATAAACCATAACGCTTTACGTACAGATAGCTCTTTAAAAGCCTATTACAGATTTGAAACAGGAGCTCTCACAACAGATACTACCGCAGGAGCTCATACACTCACCGCTATAGGCGCACCAGCAGGAACAGCAGCTTCATTTACTCTTACCAGTTCCAACCAACAAGCGATTGATTATGCGAGCTTAAATGGAGCTATAGTAAATAACTCGCCTAAATGGTACGCAGGTACTAACTCAACAGATGCGTATGGAACGAGTAATTGGATGTTTACTAACTCACCTGAATCTGTAAATTCATTTACTCAATATTCACCTCAATATTGTCTGAACTTTATTTATGGAACGCCGGATACACAATATTCTTTACAAGAGATAGCTAACTTATATAACGGTACACCATCAACTAAGTTAAGCTTTCAAGAAGTTCTTAACCATAGAGATGGACTTCCACCGAATGCAAGAAGCGCACAAGAGGCGTTATTTGAGAATGTTAAAACTGTATTAGGTCTTTCAGATCCCTATACTCAATATCCATTACAATATTTATTAAATTTGTGTAAATCAAGAGGAATAGGATTATCAACAATATTTGGTTAGGAGGAACATGACATTAGGAGAAATGCTTACAGATTTAAATGCACGAATAGGATCAACACCTGAAATATCGAATGTGAATATGACCACATGGCTAAATGAAGGTCTAAGAGTCTTTTGTGAAGAATATCCCTTTTATTGGTTGGAAAGAAGAACGACTGATTCAACGATTGAAAACCATGATGAATATACACTTCCTACGAAGTGCAAACAGATAATTGAATTAAAAATAGACTCAACATCTACTAATCCAAATGTTTACTCATATCGACCGTATCAACAGAGATTTGGGACAATATCAGGCGAACAGATATTCTCTTTAATAGGGGATACGTATATTATTTATCCCACTCCCACAGTCACAGGTTCGGATAATATGGACATAACGTATATAAAACGTCCTACAAATATGTCAGCGCAATCAGACTCACCCAGTGATACGGGAATAGCAGGAATGCCAGAAGTCTACCATCCTGCTTTAATTCAATATGCGTTTGCTATTTATAACTCTTATGATGAAGAACAGGCCGAATATCAGGCAATAATGGGAAATAAGATGAATCCTATTCCAGGAACGTATTATTACTATGTTAATCTCGCTCGTAAAGAAGATGAAAAACGGAAAATGGGGACAAGAAGAAAGATGCTTACAAAACAATACGCTACAGGATATACACGACCTAATCAAGTAGGTTTAGTCTCTCAAGTGCTTAAAATATGAGAAACTTCGTCAATTATATTAATTTCACCTACACAGGTGGAATGAATGATACTGCAACTATTGATCAACTCCTTCCTACTGAGGCTGTTCTCTTACAGAATGGATATATACGAAATACAGGGAAATTTGAAAAGCGATCAGGAACTCTTTTAGTAGGTGATGACACAGGAAATGCAGCTATTCTAGGTCAAACGGCATGGACTACCCCCTCAGGAACGAAGTATTTTCTCAGAATGGTAGGAACTACACTTTATTATTTAAACGCTTCTACGTGGACGGCTATGGATTCAGGATTTACCACAGGTTTGCCTACAGAATTTGTTGCAGCGAATGGGAAACTCTATATATTTAATGGAACTGATTATACTCATTCATGGGATGGAGCTTCTACGACATTAAATTCTTGTCTTACTGATTTAGGTACAACAATTCCTACAGGTAAATATGCTGTCTATTGGAAGAATTACATGCTTGTATGGGGTGGAGCTAAATATAGTGGAAACACATATAAATCACGCTGTTTCTTTTCAAATTTAGGTGATCCTGATACCTTTACAACTGCTACGGATTATTTTGACGTTAATCTAAAGGATGGTTTTGATGGAACGGGAATTTATGGCGTAGATAAATTCTTAATCTTAGGTAAAGAACGATCAGTAAATATAATGACTGGTACAAATCCTACAGAGTGGAAACTTTCAGCTTCAGTAAATAATTTAGTAGTAGTTGAAAATTCTATCGGTGTTGCTTCTCATAGATCAATGATTCAAGTAGGTGATGATGTCTGGTATATGGGAACAGATGCAACCATTCATTCAATTAGAAGAAATGAGCAAGGAGCAACACCTTTATCTGGTATTGTATCGAACAAAGTACAAGGAACACTAGGTAATTTAAACATGACCTATATTTCAAAAGTTGCTGCAACACAATTTAAAGGAAGAGTTTACTTTGCTTTTCCTAATACAACTTCAACATATAACAATAAAGTGTTAGTTGCTGATACATCTATCGTTTTAGAAGACACGTATAATCCTCATCCTTGGGTAGTGTATACGGGTTGGAATCCCGCAGTATGGACTATTTACACTCCTTCATCAATTCCTCAGCTTTATTATGGAGAAGCTTCAGCTGATTCATTAACCTTTCAAGCAGAGACTGGATCAATAGATAATGCATCAGCAATAGATTTTGACTATAAGAGTGGAATGATCGATCTTCAAAAGAGGGATGAAGCGAAGACTTTTCGTTTCTTAATAGCAAGTGGGCAAAGTGGTGGAAATTATGATATATCGATAAGTAGTAGCATAGATGGCGAAACATATTCCACGGTTGGCACTTTGAATTTGTCTAGCGGTGTTTTATGGAATAGTGGAGTATGGGATACTTCTACATGGGGATATAGTTCAGATAAAAGACAGAAATATCCTTTAGCGATAGCAAGTAAGAAACTCCAACTACGATTTAGAAATAACGCAGCTAGTCAACCAGTAGCGATTTATGGATGGACTTTAGCTATAAAACAAAAAAAAGTTAAATAATATTAAAAAATAGGAGGAACAATGGGTATAATAACACGTGGATATACTTACACACCAGGTAATACGATAATAGCAGCGCAGAATGAAGCGAATGAAACAACGATTTATAACGAGTTAAATGGGAATATCGATAATGCAAATATAAAGTCATCTGCGGCCATTGTAGAGTCTAAATTAGCCTTTAACACGAGTACAGGACACTCACACAATGGGATTGATTCTAAGCTTATTCAAGTAAATAGGGGTTTTGGATTCTTTTATTCAGGTACTCCAGCAGTAGCAGATGATATTTCATGGAATCCCATATCTCCTCAAGCAGTAACCGCTGTTAAAACATGGATTAAATGCAAAACTGCTCCTACAGGAGCTAATTTAATTGCAAGAATCTATAACATAACTCAAGCAGCAGTAGTTGGAACGGTAACAATTACAGCAGGAAGTACTACAGGTAATTCAACAACGTATACAACGCCAGCAATAGCTCAAGGTGATGTACTCCGAATGGATATAACACAAATAGGATCAACTATTGCAGGAGCAGATATTACAATAATACTTGAAACCAGCCAGCCCTAATATAATATGGAAATAACAGCAACTAATTTAACACATAGCAATGGAACAAGTGCTTCATCTGCTACTACAGCATCTATAAGCCCTAAAAAGAATAGGCTTATACTTGTTTCTGTTACTCATCAAAACACAACACGAACCCCTACGGTAAGTGGATGTAATCTAACTTTTGAAGAAGTAAGATCTGTTACTACGGGAGATATGAAGCATACAGTTCTACGATCTATGGGGAGTCCTACAGATGGAGCTTTAACTATTTCCTTCGGTGGATCAGTAGATAGATATGCGTATAATGTAGATGAATTTACTCAGGTTGATACAACGGGAGCAAACGGAAGTGGCGCAATAGTTCAAAGTGCTTCAAGTACTGGAACTGGCACATCAATATCTGTAACTCTTAGTGCTTTTTCAAATATAAATAACGCAACATATGGAACAACAGCTTTACAGGGACAAAATACCACAACACACGATATCACCGCAGGAAGTGGATTTACTGAATTAGGAGATGATTATTCAGATCCTGGTGAATTTAATAATAACAATCAAACACAATATAAAAGTACAAATGACACAGGAGTTGATTCAAGTTGGTCTGGAACAAATACAGCTTCTATTATTGGTATTGAGATTAAATTTGGACAACCATTCATGGGTATGATGATTTAAGGAGGATATATGGCAAACTCACAAATTCGACCAGATGGTATATGGGATGATAACTACAATAGAGGTGGTGTAGGAAGTGTACTTTCTTCAGTCGATCCAGCACAAGCGGATAATATAAATAAATACGTTGCAGATTTGAGAGCAACATCACAGCAGAATTATGACTTTGTGGTTAAATATCTTAAAACTCAGCATGAACAAGCCTTAGGAGCTAATGATCCCGCTAGAGCTAAATTCTTTGAACAAGTAGCTAACACCTATGAGAAGCAAGTAGGACGTATACCTTTTGATTACGAAACGAAAACAACGAGAGAAAAGGAAGATATTGCTAATTATCTTAAAAGTAGTGAGTTAATGAAACAAGACGCTCTTACTCGAGAAGCACAGTTTGGCGCACAACAGGGATTTGAGAAGAAACTAGAACAAAAACAACTCGCTGAATCAATGAATACAAGAGGATTGTTAAATAGTGGTATTCAAAAAGGAGAATCAAATAGACTCGCTCTGGCAAGACAACTATTTACAGAAGATCCTTTTTATCGTTCGCTTAATCTTGAAAAGACACAACGAGCAGAAGCGGATAGACTTAAAAAGATCCAAAGTGATAGGAATTTATTTGATATAACCACAGGAGCTCGAAGGGATGCCTTAGATACTCAATCAGCGTTTGATAAAGGAACAGAGGGTGCTAAATTAGACAAAGCACAGGCTGATAAATTAGCAGAACAAAAAGCAGAAATACAAAGAAGAGATGCACTTAAACTTATAGCAGATGAGCGAATGAAACAAATACAGTAATATGTATGACTTTACTCAGGATTTCACCGATTATCAAAAGTTAGTACCAAATGCCGATCTTACGGTTAAACCACCGTCTACGGGCACTACACAGCCTCAAGGATATGATTTTAACAAAGACTTAGAATCCTACAGAAAGATAGCACCTGATATGTCAGGACTTGAATCAGTTAATGACCCTTTAATTAAAAAAGCACAACTCGCACAAGAGAAACAAACAGAAGAAGATAAAAAGAAACTTCAACTAGCGGCTGATTTAATGATTACAAGTGGTTACTCTCCAGATCCCGAAGGTGTAGCCTCGGCTCAAATAACTGAAGGAGCAAGAAAGTCTCTCGCAGGAATGCAGGATAGGATATTGGGTAAATCTGGAGTAATTACCCAGAGATTTGGAAATAAAAACCCTATTGAGAAGTTTAGTGGTGGGGTGAATTATGGAACTGATATCGGAGTGCCTAAAGGTACTAAAGTTAGTGTTCCCCCTGGTAAATGGAAAGTCATAGAAGCATATGCAGGAGCAGAAGAAGGTAAATCTGCTGTAAATAGAGGGTATGGGAATTCAATCTTAGTTCAGAATCAAGAAACAGGTGAAAAGATGAGGTTTAGTCATTTAAGCCAAGTCGGTGTAAGACCTGGAGAAATTGTAGATGGAAATAAAATAGTCGGTGCTACTGGAAGCACTGGAAATTCAACTGGCCCCCACCTTGATTTAGAGATGTACGATAGAAGTGGGAGACTGATCGACATATTGAACACTCCCTACTCTTCATATCTCGGTCTAGGTCAAGGTGGTGGGTCAGGAAAAGGTGGAGGAAACCCGATGATGGATAAGATTACCCAAGTAGGAAGAGATGTTATAGGTGCGATAGGAAATACACCTATACTTCCATTTATTCCACAGGTAACACCAAACAGAATGGCAAGTTATAAAGCTCCATTTGAAGATCAGACGCAAAATATACCTCAATCAGTTAGGAATGCTTTTCCTATAACTCAAATTCCAGAGCAAATAGGATCAACAGTCAGACAAATAGGAAGATTTGCATCATTAAAACCAGATGTAATGGATGTAGCCACAGCTCCATTGATGTTTATGGGTGGAGTTAAAGCAAAAGAAATACCAACATCAACACTTAAAAAAATATCAACAACAGATAGACAGATAATGGGAGATTTTGTAGCAGCTATAGAGAATGGTGAAGCTAAAAAAGTATTAGGGAACTTAGGAAAAGATGCTGAAAATATAGCGAAAGCATTAGGTATACCAGAAACATCTACTAATAAGACTATAGCAAAACATTTTAATGATATTCTTGAAACAATGGATAAGAAAGGAATAAAACCCTTAATGGATAAAGAAATCCCTATTAAACCCTCTACAGGAGGAGAGATAACAAGTAAAAAGGGAATAGTACAAGCTGGAAATACTTATGCAGATTTACATGGAGTAGATCCAGAAGCGACAATCACAGTTTATCGTGGGGTAAAATCATCACAGAATGGAAAACTTACAGGTGGCGAGTGGGTAACACAAGATAGAGAATTGGCACGTTTATATTCACGAGACAGAGCAAGAACATCAGGAGAAGATGCAAGGATAATATCCCAAAAGGTAAAAGCAAAAGACCTAGTGATTGACCCATCTACAAATCCTGGAGTTGATAATGAGTTCAGATTTCAACCTAGTTCAGGAGGAGAGATAGGGGGAATAGACAAACTAGCTCAAGAAGCGAAGAAATACAATAGTGCAGAAGATTTTGTTAAATCACAAGGTGATCCATTGTATCATGGAACAAAAGCAAAGTTTGATAATTTTTCACTAAAAGATTTTGGTAAGACCGATGAGGGATTTTTAGGGAAGGGAATTTATTCAACATCAGATAAAAATTATGCTTCAACTTATGGAGATGTTCTTGAAATATATCCCAATCTTAAAAACCCATTGGTGATTGAAGATCCGTACGCTTTTGGCGCTGTTCATCCTGATAGTATAAAAAATACTTTAGGAATACCAAAAAATAGTAGTGCTGAACAAATAAAAAAAGCATTGATGGACAAAGGGTATGATGGTGTAGTTGTGAATACACCTTATGGTGAAAAAAATGTTGAAGTATTAGTTTTAGACCCAAATAGCATAAAAACAAAATCTCAACTTATCGATATATGGAATAAAGCTCATGGTTCATCAGATATACCAAAGGGAGTAAATAAGAAATAACAATTATTTTATGATATATAGGAGGATATATGGGACCAATAGATACAACAGTAGCACCAAGACCAACACTACCTCAAGCAGGAGCAGCTTCTTCAGGACTTATGACTCAAGATGATCTACTTCAGAAGTTAACTAATGAGCTTTCTCTTTCAGAAGGGCTTACAAAACGACGTCAGGAATTTGCAACTACTGGACAAGGTAGACAGATATATGACGCTCTATCAGATCCTTCTAAAGTTATGACAGGTATAGATCCAAATGCTAACTTAAAACAAGGAATTGATTTGAGACAGGGATATGAACAGAGCATAGCAAAAGCAGGAGCGAATACAACTGATATTTTGACTCAATTAGCTGGGCTTATAAGACAACAGAAGCAAGATGAAGATACAGTTATTCAAAGAAAAATGCAGATTGCTAAACTTAACGAAGAAGTATTAAAACCAAAGAATCTCAAAATGGATGAAAGTGGAAATGTTAGCGGTTTATCTGCCGAAGAATTAGCAGCGAATGGTCCCCTATTAAAAAGAGGTACACAAGCAGTATCAGAAGTATTAAAACAAGGTGGATCTGATGTATTGAATCAAGCCAAAGATGTAAATGCTCGTACTGCTTTAGCAGAAGAGATATTAAAAACTGGAGGAGTAAAAGAATATAGAAAACAATTACCACTTGATTCTTTATTAAATGATGCTGAAAGAACTGAAATACAAAAGAATGCAACTTTACTATCGCAAATAGATCAAGCTATCCCAGTATTTTCAGCAGGTGATAAATCTGGAGGAACAGGACCAATAGCAGGATTATTACCAGGTTTTATTTCACCTGAAAAGACTAGAGAGATGAGAAGGCAGGTAGGAGCTATTACAACTCAATTCCAACAGCTTATATCAGGTAAAGTCATATCAGATAAAGAAGTTAAACGATTAGCTGCTTTCCTTCCTAATCAATATAAATCTGAATCTGAAAACATGGGAGATTTGGTTAAATTAAAGAGTGAAATAGAAAAGAATATGTCTTTATTTGAAAAAGCTAAACAAGAAGGTATTACAGCAAACCAAGCATATGATAAATATGGAAAAGAAATCATACAAGGACAATCAGGAACTATTAAAGTTAAAAGAAAATCAGATGGAAAAGTGGGAAGTATGCCTGAATCAAACTTTAATCCAAGCTTATATGAAAGGATCTAATTATGGATGGATTTACACCTGATGATGGATTTGTAGCAGAAGATTCAATGAGCGCTGGTCAAAAAACACTTAAATTTCTAGGTGACATTGCTCCTGTAACTGGAGCTATAGTTGGTGGAATACCAGGATCTATTATCGGTGGAATACCAGGCGGAGCAGCAGGAACAGCTTTTGGTGCTGCGCAAGGTAAAAAAATGCAAGCAGATTTATATAGAGGCGCTGGAATAAGTGGAGATGTTACACCACAAACTACATACAATGAACAGGTACAACAACCAGTTATAGAAGGAGCGAAAGCAGGAGCAATAGATTTAGCTACTGCTGGATTAATGGCAGGAGCAGGAAAAGTATTATCTCCTATAACTAAAAATTTTGGAAATGTAGCTAAAAACTTTCTTCGATCAACAGTAACAGTTCCAAGACAAGTTGCTAAAGATTTAGGATTAGATAGAGCTTTTGAAGAACTATCAAAACATGGAATAGCTAGTAATATTGATGAAATGGCAGCTACAGCAGATAAAATAACAGGAAGTAATGGAATGGTATCAAAGGCAGTAAGAATGGCAGCCTCACAAATAAATGATACGTTAGATATGGGTTTACCTTTAAGAGCAGCCAAAAATATAGCTGATCAGGAAAAAGGAAGATTTATCAGAGAGCCTACTATAGCAAAAAAAGCGTTAGACAATATTCGCCAGATATTAAGTCCAACAGCTAAAGATATTAGTGGAAGATCAACTGTAGAGGTGGCTTTAGATGCAGAGAGAAAACTTCAGGATATAGCAGCATCTTATCGATCATCTGCATTTGGAGGGCTGGTACAATCACCAAATAAATTATCAGATGAAGCTTTATATAAAATATATAATGCAGCAGCGAATGATTTGGCTGATTCAATCGATGCTATGCCTATGGGTAAAGAAATAGTGCAAAAAATAGTAAATGATGAAGATTTAATAGCATCTCTTGGAACTATAAGTAAACGATTAGCAGAACAATTTAAAAAAGCTAAAACTATTAGTGATTTAAGATCTATTCAGCGTCCATTTGTAGTATTAAAACAAGCTATTAATCATACAAAAGATTCACAGTCTTCAGCATTTGCTCAAGGTTTAGGACAAGGAGCTAAAAAAATTGGAGATTTAGCAAGAAACCCATTAAACATTATAGGAAATGTCTTAGATGCTTATACGCCAACAGCAGCGAATGTTACCGGAAATGAATCAGTACAGAATTTATTTAAAATGGCAGGAAAACTAGTACCTAATGTAGTACGTGCTGGTGTTCAGACTCAATCAAATCAATGATTTTCAACTGATGCAGCCCAGAGAAGTATTATAATTACAATAGCCCAAACTGGAATAAACATACACTAATTATACACCCTATATCAAATATGAAAAACCAAACACTTACTATTGAAAATAATCAACTTAAGAATGGTCCATCTATGGAAACCTCAGTTGCTCTTATCCAGAGAGATATTTCAAGTATAAGAGCAGATGTAAGTGAGATTAAAGAATCCCTTAAAACAGACTACGTTACCAAAGACCAATTCAAACCCGTAGAAGATAACTATGTTGATAAAAAAGACTTTAATGTAGTCAAAGGATTGGTATTCGGATTTACCACTCTTATTCTTTCAGCTGTCGTTATGGCGTGGATAGGTCTGGTAGTTTTAAAAGTAAAGATATGAGTACCGAAGAAATCCTCGACAGCCTGTTAAAAAAGGTTGATTCACTAGAGGAAAAGGTACTTTCACTTATTACTGAAAATAAAGAATTGACTGAAGTGATAAAATTAAATGATAGAGAATATAGAAAAATATACAAAAAAATATATGAACAAAGCTATAAAAACTACAAAGAAAACAAAATCCTTAAAAAGGCCATTAAAGAAAAGAAATCCAACAGTATATGAGAGAGACTATCTATTACAAGAAGATATGCTAAGTAAAAAACAGATAGCCAAAGTAAAAAAGATGCCTAAAGAAAAACAACAGGCGTTCGTAAAGAAACAGGTAGAAAAGATGAATCCAGAGCAAACAAGTGAAGCGAAGAGTTATTTTGTTTATTGGTGGAAGAAATTAGGTCTTTGGAAATAAATATGAATATACAATGGATGGGTTCACCAAATTACGATACAAATAGAAAACCTATTACTAAGATTATCATTCATTGGATAGTAGGAAATCTAGCAGCAGCAGATGCACAGTTTCAAAATACTACTACTCAAACCTCAGCACACTATGGTGTAGAAGACTCTACGATTCACCAGTACGTCCTAGAACAGAACGTAGCCTATCATGCGGGTATTTACTCAGTTAATCAGGAAAGTGTCGGCATAGAGCATTCTGCGAGCCCAGATAGGTCTGCTAGTGAGTCTACCTATAAGACTTCTGGACAACTTATATGGGAGATATCCAAACGCTACAATATTCCTTTAGATAGACAACATATTTTAAAACATTCAGAAGTTAAAGCTACACAATGCTGTGGAACGGTAGACGTGGATAAGCTTATAAATATAGCTAAATCATTTGATCTTCCATTACCTAATCCAGGATATGCACCTACATTTGAAGGACAAACAGTTGAAAAAGATGGAATTAAATATAAATCATATAAAGATAGCTCAGGGAAACTTTTGTGGAAGATTGAAGCACAAGATGATTGGAAAAAGAAATACGAAGATGAAGTAATAAAAACAACTAACCTTACAGCTCAGGTTAGTGAGAGAGATACAAGGATACAGACTCTTGAAAAGGAGAATAGTATATTGTCAGGTAAGATTTCCGCAGCGAAAGTCGCTCTCGGATGACACATAGACAGTATTTATTAAAAAAGCAAATAGAGCTGACTGATAAATTGAGTCGTTTATCTTTAATAATAGGCGTATCAGGCGTGATAATAGCAATGCTTATACGAAATTAGGAGGTCTGTGGGTGAAATACCTAAATGGATACCGAAAAAGATTATCCAAGAAGCAGAGGAACTTGGTGGTATCGACACTGATGAGACTGAAAGTGTCACCGAAAGAATATCATGCGATAAAGGATCGCATAAAGAGAGATCACGACACAACGACGGAGGACAGCATAATAAACATTGGAACAAGGAGGAACATGATACTAACAGACAAGAAAGTGAGTCCGAAGGGACAACTTAATACAGAAGATATAAAAAAGACCATTAAGAATGGGTTAATATTCCTAGGTCCTACACTCTTAGTTTTACTTCCATCTATTATGGATATAATCCCTAAAGATGCAGCCTATTATGCGTTAGTTATGTGGGGACTGAAAGTCTTAACAGAACTTATCCAGAGACTTCTACAGGGAAAGTAACCAATCAATTAAGCGGATATACCATATTTTATCCCATGTATTCATACTGTTATGGAAGGGTTAGAGCTTAGTACCCCATCGTTTAGCCATTCCCTTTTTACCTGCTTCACTGAAATGAGATTTTCCATGCAATTCTTTTGTTTTTTCTCCGCCCCTGTTTCCCATTATGGATGATGCTTTCTCATTGGCGTACGAATCAGCATAATCTATAAATTCTTGCGGGTCTAAGTTAGAAAGCCAATGCTCATAATCATCTGGCATATCGTCATCTAATCCAATGTATTGTTCTGAATGTTTTGTTTGTAGATAGTCTTCAAAGTTTTTGTATGTCATATTAGTATCCCAACCATTCTTTAACCGCCTGTATATTCAATGGTAACTGTATCCATTCAGCAAATGTTCTTCCATCCTTAGTGTACACATCAAGAACCATTAGCTTTCCGTCTACTTCTTTTGCTTCACATGCGTGATCTTTTATATATGCGATTATTTGTTTCATACTTCATCTTTCTATAGCCAAGTTAATTAGGCTACATGAGGAGTATATAACAACCGCTAGTTATTGTCAAGTACCTTTCTTCTCTATAAGAACTATAGAGGGGAGACTACTTTATTTTTATACAACTTATACCACCCTTATATGATGCTAAAGAAACAAAACATCTATATGATCCTTCTGGTCTTTCCACTACTATATCTTCTATTCTATGATGGTTTAAATACCAAATATATTCAGGATCTAAATAATAGTATGCAAAAACCTTACCAACGCACATAGTTAAAAAAATACCCAATAGTATATAAAATCCTGATTTCATATCCCTCTTTCTTTAGAGTGACTATACACTCATGGCTAAGACCGAAGTCGAATTAAATCTCATCGGCGAGCAGTCTCTGCCTGTGGTGTAATTAACACTCAGGATGACTTCTTCGTATTATCTCAGCCATCAATGTATATCTCCTTTATTGGATACACGGGTGACTTGAAATACTAAATTTCACGGAGAAAATCTAGTATCTTTCTTCCCCATGTATCCAATGAAAGAGATATTACTTTATAAATCTATATCACTTTCTACTTCATTTCCCCAGACATCCCAACCTTCTGTTTTTTGTCGGGCAAATAGTTCTATCTTTTTATCACCAAATACACCTATCAAATCACGAAATATCTGTGGTTTTTTACTATGCCTATCTGTTTTACATTGAACGAGTGTCGGTATTGCTTTTCGGTGTGGATATATTTCCAATTTACCCTTATATCCGAATAGTAAAAACTCTGTACGTCTATGAAAACCCGCTAGACACATTCCATTCTGCTTATCCCATGTAATCATTACATGATATTTGAATCCCCATGATTCCATAACGTCAAACGATTCACGAATATATTTTTGTATAGTCCATAAGAATAGAACACTGTCTGTATCAGCTAATTCGCCAACTGGAAGTGCCTTTATATCATCTACAGTCATAACTGGATAATCCATTTCTATTTGATTAGGACGTACTTTCCGTATTATTTTTTTCACATTCCATGGCGGGTCTGCATATATAATTTGATATTTTTTCATTTTAGTAATTTCTCTATGTTTGATAGGATTTTGGAACGAAACGCATTACGAGCTTCTTTTGCTTGATTGTCTAATGCTATCTGTAAATATCTACCATTTGGGTTGAGTTCACGCTCCTCTTTTTCTCCAACCGCTTCCTTTACTACCTCACGAATGAGACTCATAACATCTTTGATACATTGTTCCTGACGTATTTTGTAAGCCTTAGAATGACCGTAGGTTGAATACCCATCATTTTCGTTAATCAATGCTTTTTCAATCTCAGCTTTATAGTTTTTCATATCAGTCCTCAATATAAAAACTCCAAAAATAATATTTATCCCAATATATATACCAACGACCTTTTTCATTTTCTACAATGGTTTTTTTCATATTCTTCCGCTCCTATGAGGGAGCTAAATTAATCTAAATTTTTATTAAAACTCATAATTATCAGCGCAGTTAAAACAATTGCTTCGTAAATGGTAGGTTTTGTCCAGATAACAATAATCTCAATCGCTATACCTATATAAATAAGTAATTTCATAATTATTTAACCAATTCCCAATCAGTATTCGTTCTGTCACATAAAGATTTTATATAATTACCTACTAATTCAGGATTAGCTACTTCTCTTATCTCATGTCCATTTCTTGATTTTCTAATCATTTTAATAGTAAAAATACAGTTCTCTTGTTTGGTAATTATTACTTTAGTAATTTTTTTCATTCTCCCCTCCGTGTATCCCTATCGCTTCGTTGTTTCCCCTCTTGTATCATTTCCATATCGTGTTCGGATAGTGCCGTGTCTATAACAGGTTTTTCATATTCAATCTCTGGATTTTCATAAATATTACCTATAACTAAGTGTTCCGATGGTTTATATCCCTGTGCAAATATATCGCTGTAACTATTGAATGGTTCCCATCCTACACCTTGCCACCTCACAACCATATTTACTGGAATCATTACATCGTCAAATTGACAGCGAAGTATATCTCCATCGTAAATTTCTACTCCCTGTTTATCTGTAAATCCTGTCCATTGCATGATATGTGAATTAGCACCAAAAAATTCCTCGGTTGTAATAGCGTTATGTTGCCAAAATTCCCAATCCAACATCTTTTTAGTAGCATCTACCCATACTCTAAATTTGAAATATCTTGCTCTCATAAATCTCCTTTCATCTTCTGTAGCTTGGTGCGTAAATCAATATCAATGTGGTCAATTTTGCAGTAACTATTCCCTATTCGTGTTTTGTGTTCTCTCCAAAACCTCAACGCTTCACGCATAACATCATCTTGTGATACAAACTTTTCCTGCTGACAATTCGCACATGATATTTTAATCAATTCCTTCCCCACTTCTTCCACAATCCGAGTGGCGAAGGAGTGAAAGAAATCTAACACTTCCATAGACTGATGAGAGTGTGGATTTTTCCAGTGATATAGAGTTATTGAATTACTGGCATCTACCTGTTTAACAGTTTCATTAACAAACTTATCCTTAAAACTAGCATTCATTTGTGAAAGTATCGTGTGTAGAGACATAAATTATTCAACTTATAAAATATTTATTTCTAAATCTATTTTCAATAATTTTATTTTTCAATAAGTAAATCAAAAGCCTTGCCCGTTTGTCAGCAAGAGTATCGTCCGATTGATAACCTATCTCTCTCACATTTTCGTTAATTGCCACATTTTTTGGAAGTTCTCGTTTTATCTGATTTCCCGTATAGACTGTGATTCCATCTATATACCAGAAAGCTGATTTTGCTTCATCAATTTCTGTTGCTCCATTCCACTCATAAAAGAATCGTGAAGGCTTATACCATTCAAGTTCCCTCAATTCCATACATAATTCTTTTCGTACAAATTTCTTCATACCACCTCCTTAGTGTGTAGAGACATATTATTTATAATTGAATATCACTTTCTACTTCATTCCCCCAGACATCCCAACCATATCTCTTTTGACGAGCAAATAAGTCTATTCTATGCTCTCCCAGTGGAGCGACTAATTCATAAAATTTATCTGGTTTTTGTGAATGTCTGATATTTTCAGCTTGAAAAACTGATGGTATAAGTTTTTTCTTTGGAAACATTTCCTTTTTCCCTTTTGTTCCAACTAATATAAATTCCCCATTCCATCTAAAACCATATAATGCCATTCCCGAAGACCGACCATATGTTTTTTCCCATACCATTGTTAGTTTATGATTAAAACCCCATCCTTCTAATATTTTTTTGCTTTCCCATAGATACTTTTGAGTAGTCCACAAAAAACACCAACTATTTTCATCTGCAATATCCATAACCTTTAGATTTGATATTTCATCTATAGTCATCATCGGATAATCCATTTCAATTTGATTTGGTCTTTGTTTATTTTGTATTTTCTTTACTAACCAGGGTGGGTCAACAACTATAACCTGATACTTTTTCATACCACCTCCTTAGTGTGTATAGACATAGATATTTATTAAATTTCAATCTGTTCTTTTTTAACTTTATAAAATATTCCATTCTTTAATTCACAATCCCGAAAATCTATATCCTTACCAACTGTATTGTAATCAGTATTACTATCACAATTAATCCAGATACACATTTCAGGGCTATCCCATTCGTCCCAGTGGTCTTTTACATGGTCAATCCATTTATTCCATAACGCTTTAGCCTCATCATATGTTATGAGTTCGGTATCTTCATAGACTTTGTGTTTTGTCCCATATTGAAATAAACAATCTTTTTTCATATCATTCTCCTTTTACTATTGCGAGTATTTTGTCCGTTTGTGGTTTGACATACTTTGGCGCAAGAGTATTGCAACAGTTACATGCGGCAAAATCATCTTGTTCATGATTATGACCACATCTAACACATTCTCCCGTACTCCTCATAGCGGTATAGGGTTGATCTAAATTAACATGTACTTCTGTTGTAAGACTTTTTAAATCCTGTTGTAACTCCTTAATCTCTTTCTGTTGTTGTGTTAGGACGTCTATGAGTGAGTTGATTGTATTTTCTGCTTTATATTCTGTTATTACTTTTATTTTTTCTGGTATAGGTGTTTGTTTCATGTTTTCTCCTTTATCTTCTGCTATTAAATTTATTCTATCTTCATGTGTTTGAAATCTAGCATCATATTCTTCAATTATTTCATTTATCTTATTTCTATATTCCCGTAATAGTTCTCTCTGTCCTGCTAGAGTTGATGATTTTATTACTCCATTATTGTTAGATAGTTTTTTCATATTATCTTTTTTGTATTACTAGCTTTACATTCTTTTTATCCGAATATAGAGCCTCAAATAGCTTCCATTTCATCTTCCAGACATCTGTCTCAAAGCCCTTTGCCTCTAAATATTCCGTTGTTCCATCGGTGCAATGAACTACAAAGTCTATGATGTAATTACAGATATGATGACCTTTAACATCTAAAGGAATCTTTACCTGTCTATCATAACTTTTGACTTCTCCCGCCTTTATTCTCATATCTAGTTGCCATGCTACATCTGCTTCTAGTTTCGACATATAGCTATGGCCACCATATTCCTGACGCTTATTATGGTATTTAGTCGTTCCAAACTTTAATCTATACATATTTACTATTCAATAAATAAATGAGTACAACTACTAATGAAGTAAATATTCCCAATAAGAGAGATAATCTATCTTCATGCTTAAATTTAAAGATATATATATGTTTTTGAAAACGTCCATCTTTTCCCCGTTTTTTAGAACCTATACCTTTAGGATTAGAAATCTGTTTATTAAAATACACTTTATCTTCAAACTCCATAATACTTCCATTCGGCATCTTCCAATGATATTGTGGGAGTATCTTTTTCATCCTATCCTCCCTAACTTATAAATCAATTTTTCTATTTTATCTAATCTTCTAAGTATCTTTTGATAGTTGCTCTGTTTAGAGTCAGAGTCAATCTGCTTATCTACTTCTTTTGAGTTTTTATCTATATAATCTAAAATCATATGTCGTTTTCTTGTTATAAACTGTCCCTTTTTATTCCTAAATTTCCCTGTTCTACTCGGTCTGTATGGTTTGAGTTGCCATTGATAATATGATCCAGTTGTATTTGGATATTTAATCCATCTGCATAAATACATTGGATCATTTTCAAACTCTCCCTCGTGACGTTCAATTCTTAAAAGAACCTTGTTATTAGGCTTTTCAAGCCTTACTACTTCACCGATAGAGTATTTTGGTTTATTTAACATAATCGCAACCATCCTTTCGTATACCGAGGTTATAGTAGCAAAGATTCTCATTATCTCTTTTAGTCAACCATTCATCGACAACCTTTACTGATTCTTCAAAAGAGTTAAAGCATATCATCATAGCCATTCCACCATATCCAAATTCGTTTGATTTCCCTTGAGCCTTACAAATATTGTGTAAAGCGTTTGGATTTTTATTCGTACCATTTGAACTTTCCTTTAATCTGATATGAGCCAGTTGTTTAGGATGATTTGATCTTTCAATAATTCCTTGAGGTGTATTCTTGGTTATTTCTGATGCATATACAACCTTAATTATTGGATTATCCCCTACTGGAGAAATAATCCTTCTACGGGCAACGTAAGAACCTACAAGGCATGTTATGACGACAAGCAAGATAAGGACTAACAAGTCTCGTTGTATCTTTAATTGTTCAATTGTTTTTTTGTTGTGTAGTTTCATAGCTATCATGCCATAGTAAAGTGTTGAGCCTTCGCCATGGCATGCTAGTCGTAAAACTAATCTCTATTTATATGAGACCGCCAATTTGTTCTTGCTTGTTTAGAGCCGTCCCTCCTTGACCATCTCATTTAAACAGAGGCTAAATGTTGCCCTCACTTAGCTCTGTCTTACTCGTTTCTAAACCCCACTCCATAATAAATTTTCTCTTTTGCTCTTCTGTTAAAGATTCTTCCCATAAATCATACGTGTCTGGTAGGTCATCATCTAAGACTCCTCCATGTTGTTGTATGAATTTATGATGTAAGAATGTTTTATAGTCCATATTATTTAACTTTATAATCACAATACATTCCGTTGTTCATTTCTCCACATGACCAGAAAGCATAAGGTCGTCCTGTTTTCTTACTTACACCTGTCTTCCAACTCATAGGTACGTTATGTACTCCACACATAGGTGCTTCAGTCTTGACTGAGGCTACTTGTTGACTTAAAACGGTTTTTTGAGTCATAGGTGGCATAGTTGACCCTTCTGTCTTCCAATCAGGCTTCCAACCGTCATTCTTCAGTGTCTGGATAAGTCCATTCATTCTGACGTATAAGTTCTTAGCGTTTGTATCTCGGATTGTAAATAAGACTCCGAAGTTATCTTTATCCCATACATGAACTGTAGCTGATGCAGGTGCTTCACTCCCTGGGGGAAGTTTATCGCTTGGTTTTGGATATACTTCGTCTAATATTTCATCTGCTTCTCTTGGGTTAAAATCTGTCATATTCCTCCTTAGTTAATGTTT